CAGAAACGTCAAATAGTTCACGGCATCAGCGATCTCATCCCGCAACTCATCAATCAACCTGTGATACGACATGTCCTCAAACGACTGCTTCGACCCGCGACCGTACTCACGTTCACCCGTACCCATGATCCGCAGGCGTGCATAATTCGTGAACCTACGCTGAGCCTCAGCCAGCTCTTGCGTGGTCACACCGTACCGGGGGTGTATTGGCGGGGCAATGGGTATGCGGCCAGAACTATCCTCCCCGTGTACCTGTCGTGCGTTTCCACCCGTATGCCCAAGGAAGTCAGCGAGTGCAGGAGACTCGCCCAATCCCGCTCCGTCATCATACACGATCAATTCCTTCCTTAACGATCTCATTCATGCGCTTACGCCACTTGCGCTCATCCCACTCAGCGATAGCCCACATGGTCACAGCCACCAGGAAAAACCCAACGATCATGCCACCCAAGGCAATCGCCACCGCTGCCGCTACCTCTTCACTCACAACCCCACTCGCTTTCTGATGCCCTCAGCACCCTCGTTTAAGAATACCTCGTTCACGTCAAGACCATCCGGCATTGACACGACCACAGCCACATCAATCGTCTGCATGATCTTCTTACCAAGATCCCTGCCAGCCTGATCCCCGTCCGTCAACACCAGCACCTTCCGGTAGTCGCTGAAAGCCCGCGCATACCACGACTTCCATCCGTTAGCACCAGGCATACCTACCGCCGGGACACCAACCATGCTGTGCATGACGATAGTGTCGATTTCACCTTCGCAAATGCAGATGATATCGGAGTCCTCCTGGAACGCGAGCACGTTGTACATGTGCTGTTCCGCTCCAGGCCGGGACATGTATTTAGGTGTCTCGTCGGGGTGTAGGGCGCGGAAGCGTATATCAACTGCACCAGTCGGTGTGAGATAGGGTATGGACAGTCGCCCCGTGTATGTTTCATGCCCGATCATTGGTTCTTTTACGTAGCCTAGGCGGTGTGTACGAGCTGCGTCGCCGTTGATTCCGCGTCCGAGAAGATAGTCGGCTATATCCCCGACTTGATTGTAGTACGTTTCGGTCGCTTCCTTCAGTGAGTTCTTCGCATCGACGGACAGCATCGGGGTAGTTCACTCCTTCGTAGTGTTGCACGACAGCGATGGCATCGCCTTTGAAGTCACACGCGAGGCATTTTATTTGCCCTGCGTCTTGACTTACACGGCAGGATGCGTGAGCGTCGTCGTGGGCGTGGCATCGGATGGACTGCCATACGCCTCTGGGGGCGGGTAGGTCCCACCCGTAGTGTTCAAGGATGGGCCAGATATCGTATTGCCTTCTAAACTAACACGACGATACCCTTCTGATACAAGAAACTCTTCTGTTTTGATGAGGCGGCTACGGTACTCGTAAGCCTTGTCTCTCATTTCTGCTTCTGCCTCTTGGCACCTACGAGCATAGCCACGAAGTTCAGTGTGCGTGGCCTTAAGTGACTTGTACTTCTGCTCGTAAGGGGTGCTCATGCTAACTCGTTCCATCGGAGCAGGTTGAGGAACGTTTCTTGTGTCATCATCACGACTCCACCTTCAGCGGTTTTGCCTGGGGTTTTGCGGACGACAACACCGTAGCAGGGCGTGTCGTATTTCGCTTGATGGTTGTCTGCTTCCGTGTCGGCTTCAGCCAGCCACTCAGCTACCTTGTTCGCTTTCACGTTTTTCGCTTCGACTACGACTACATGATCGTTGCGGAGGGTGATGCCTATGTCACCTATGTCTTTAGTTCCGGCACGAGGTAGCCGTCGCGCCTTCAGGCCTTGCTCGTTGTAGTAGTTTTCCAGGTCTGATTCCCACCTGGACCCTTTGACCTTGTTGTATTTTTGGCTCACGAGTCTAGGTCCTTCAGTTGCATGTTCGTCGGAAAGTAATCCATCCACAACGCAGTCTTACCCGTAGCATCAGCGGGACCGTAACGGTTCTTCACCGCAGCAGCAGCCATCAAGCCAGGCTCATTCGAAGACAACGTAACAATCAGCGAAGGAACCTGAGCGATCTTGCCGTGCAACGCTGCACGCGGAGGACACGGGTAACCCTCATAGCCTTCACTCGTGTGGTGCAAGATCAGGAACGCCGCACCTGTGTCACGGGACCACCACTTCACCTCACGCATCAAAGACCGCAGGCTAGAGAACTCATCCCCACTATCGTGAGTCACATCAACAGCATTATCCACGATCACCAGGCTAGGGTTGTCACCCATCAGCTCACGATACACGTTGATCTCATCCTCAAGATCAGCCAACGTAGGTGACGCATCGAACATCCACCGAATATGGGAGACATTCTCCCGCAACATACGGGAAGCCCACTCTGGTTCACTGACCATGCGTTCTTCCACCTCAGCCTGAGGCAAACCCGTCACCATCGCCAAGGACCGGATAGCCATGGTGGACTCGTGCGAGTCGGCACTGGCATACAGGGTGGGTACACCTGCACGTATCGCTATCGCAAGCGCAGCGGTGGATTTGCCTGCGCCGGGTGGGCCAGCGATCATGCTGACCTCACCACGACGCACGGACATTTGGTGGTCGATCCATGACTTGAACGGCATGGGGATGGTGGTGCCGCCTTGGTCAATGTTGCGGATCGCCCTGTCTAGGAGTCTCATTACTCGTCGTCCTCAGTCCGCCAGTCCCAGGACTTCTCAGACGATGCAGAGGACACGCGACCGAACTTCAAGTTGGCCTTCACGAGAAGGTTCACGTCGATAGGTTCGTCACTGCGAATCCGCACATGGCTTTCATACTTTTCGTTACTCATGTTTCACCTCCTATGCGGGAAAGTTGTTCCACTCTGGTGTGCCACGAGTGATCCATGCAGGCTTGCACTGATCCGGTGTGCCCTTCGGGGCGGGACACATCCACGCCTTCCACGGCCCCTTAGCAGACGTGCCACTCTTCGCAGTCTTCACGCCATGCTGACACTGCGGAACAGTAGCCTCCGTGAACGCTGACGGTGCCGCAGGGGCAGCTGGTGCTGGTTGCGCGGTGGCTTCAGCCTGCACGGGTGCGGGGGCAGGTGTCTGCGCGACGTTACCCACAGCACGAGCAGCAACCATCAAGTCGTAGCACTGCTGCAACGACCCGTGAGCCAACTCCAACTGCTCCACGAACTCCTCATGCGTGTCCGCTTGGATGGTTCGCAGACTGTCACCGATCTTCACGGTGATCTTGTGCATCGGTTCGGTACTCATTAGTTTTCCTCCTGTAAATCACTTGCAAAATCGGGTACGTACTCTGTTGCTCCGTGAGCATAGCAGAACTTCTGAACCCCACAGTAGTCACACATCATTGTCATGTTGGGGACAAATATCTGCATGTCGATGGCTTTCTTCACGTCCCGCATCCAGCGTTGCACCATCGGCAACGGGTACGTGTTCAGGTCGTACACGGTGTCAAGGGTTCCTTGCCGTGCCATCCAAAACGCACCATAGTCGGGTGCTTCACCGAACTGCTGCTGCAACGCGAGGCGATACACAGCCAGTTGCAGACCGGCCTTCGGTGGTTTCCCTGTCTTCAGGTCAACGATCATGGTCTGGCCCGTGGCCTTGTCCACGAACACCCGGTCAATGTAGGACTTTAATGTTACGCCACCGTCCAAGTGTACCACGACACCTAGTTCGATAGCTGGTACACCTTCAGGGGTGTGCCAGATATCTAGGTTGGGGTTTTGTTGCCGCCAAGTGTAGTAGTTGTGGACCATTGTGGGTCCTTCAGCCATCCACCAGGTTTTGTCTTCCTTGTTTGGGTAGGCTTTGGTTGCCCTACCTCCGGCCCTCCAAGGGCCGTCTGGGGCTTTGGCTTCTTCTTCGGCCATAGTTTCCCTGAAGGCCGCAAGTCCTGCTTCGTAGGCTACTGCACTCATGCCTGTGCCTCCTTGAGGAGTTGGTGGTCGATGGCATCGGCAGCAGCATGCACACTCGTGCCCCCAGCGAAGTACCATGCTGGGTCTTCTTGCACTCCGACGATCTTCGTCAGTCGGTACTTTTCGCCACAGCTCAGCCATGTGGTGAACTGGCTGTGGCTTAGGTAGGTTTCATTCATGGGCGAGATTGTGGGGTTTGGTTTTTTCTTTGGCAAGTTAGACACGCCCTGGCGTGTCGGGTCTTGACAATTGTTTTCTATATAACTACGATAAGCCCCGGCCTTTGAGGGCCGGGGCTATAGTAAGTTATACTATTAGTTCTATACTTAACTTGGTACCAACTAGTGTGGAGTAATTTAAAGTTCAACTTTACTATTAGACACTTTGCCGAGGTTTTATCTTACACTTTGCCGATATCAGCAAGATCGCTACTTTGTCACGATTTTGTTGGAATCCACAACAAATCCCTGAGACAGCCGTAGAGACGACAAAATCTCCCCCCACCTGGACACACCAGACAGGGGGAGAAATGCCGTGAGAATGGCTCACAGAGCCTCTAAAGCCTATTCTAGGCCTTCAGGGCCTTCCACCATTCACGCTTCTGCTTACGGCTCTTAGTCAAGATAGGCAACGGAAAGATCCGCCCATCCTCCTGAGCAGCCTTAGTGAA